GATCAGCTGAATCGCAAAGCCGGTAGCGATCAGTCCCGGCCCCACCAGGCCCAGCGCCTCAATGCCCTTCACCATCGCGGAAAAGGTCGGCTCGTCCAGGTTGTTTGCCACGTCCAGTATGCCGCCCAGAAACTCCAGTATCGCGCTTGTGCGCGGCTCCAGCGTTTGTCCGGCGCGCAGCTGCAGGGCCTCCCACTTGCTCAGGATGATCTCAATGTTGCCGTACAGGCTGTCCATGATGATCTGCGACGCCCGGCCGGCCGCTCCCTCCGCGCCTCCGATGCTGTCCGCATATCCCAGCAGCTCCCCGTTCGCCGCCTCAATCATGCCCAGTGCGCCGCCGAAGGCCCGCTGCGGGAAGATGGATTTCAGAATCGCGTTGCGCTTTTCCGGCGTCATCCCGGCGGTAGCCGCGTTGATCTCCTGCCAGATTTGCAGGAAGGATTTCAGGTTCCCCTCCGCGTCGTAGGCGGAGAACCCGATCTCCTCCAGTGCGTCCGACAGTTCCAGCCCGCCCTCGCTCTCCTCCTCCATCAGGGCGTCCATCTCCGCCTGAATCGCGGTCAGCTGATCCTGTGTCAGCCCCAGCGCGCCAAACGCGTCAGCGGCGGATTTGGTGGGGGCCACCACGCGCAGCATCATGTTGCGCAGCAGGGTGCCCGCCGTGGAGCCGGTGTAGCCCAGCTGTGCCAGCACGTCCAGCATGGCCATCAGCTCGCCGGTGCTCCCGGCCAGTCCGGCGGTCGCGCCCATCACGTTGATTGCCTCGCCGATGTCCTGCACGCTCAGTGCGGCCAGCGTGGACGATTTCACCCACTCGTCCACCAGCGCGCCGGATTTCTCAAAGCCGGTGCCGGTGGCGTTCAGCGCGGTGTACAGGTAGGTCACCGCGTCCGCCAGATCCAGGTCGCCCGCCTGCGCAAGCAGCATCGCGTTGGGAATGCCGGTCAATATCTGCTCAAACGACCAGCCCGCGCGCGCCGCCGCCGCTACCGCCTCGGAAACGTCGTCGGTGTGAAAAATCGTTTCGGAAGCCCATTGCTGCATCTTTCGATCCAGCTCATTCATCATCCGGTCTACTTCCGAAACGCTGTCCGCGTTCTCCGAGAAAATTGCCCGGGCGATCTGCATATTGTGCTCGTAGTCGCGGTAGGTCTCGACGGATTCCTTCTCCCAGTCGCGCACCTGCGAGGAATACCGCTCAATCTCCTGCCCGGCCTCCGAAACCTTTTTCCCGAAGCTCTCCACCTTGTCCTGGAGCTGCTTCAGTTTGCTCTGTACCTGCTCAAAGCCGCTGCCGGTTTTCGCGTTCAGCTCAATTTGCCGCTTGATTGTTTTCTGTGCCATGCTATCCTCCGAAAACCGGCCCCTCTCCAGCCACTTCCAGGCCCAGTAGCTCACCGGGGTCATCAGGGGGCGGTTAGCCCCCTGATTCAATTCGTATCGACCGGCTCTGCCGGTCGGGCGGGGTGCGTTTTCGCTTCAGCGAAAACATTCCGCAGCCCCCTAAACAAGCAGGCCGGCCTGCCGGTCTGCTTGTTTACTGTGGCATTGCGCCGAAGATAACCCCCGTCCCGTCCGGCCACAGCCAGAAAAGCACCTTGTCCCCCGTGTGCCAGTCGTCCTGACGGCGGCAGGGCCGCCCGCACTCTGTGCAGTTGCAGCCCGCCGCCCAGCGCGGCCAGATCAGCGGCCGGATGGGCGGCGTTTTCACGCCGGGCCGATCCAGGCTCTTCACCCGGTAGCCGTCCCCGGTCTCCTCCTCAATCTCCCCGCGCTCCAGAAAGCCGGTGCCGAAAGCGTTTTCCATTGTCGCCTCACACAAAACGCACCAGCTCCGCGCTGGTGCGCCGGTTGTACAAGTCCTGCGTCACGCACTCCGCCAGCCAGTCGCCGTTGGCGTCCGTGTCGCCTTCCACGCGGACGTGCGCCATCGCGGTCAGCGCGGGCAGAAACTCCGCGTTGGTCACAGTCAGCCGGTCATTTTGCCGGTTGAAGGTCTTCAGCGTCCCGTTGGCCCACCGCCAGGCCGTCACCTGGTCGCGCACAGGCAGCAGATTCTTCACGCAGTTTCCGCCAAAGGCGGCGGAAGCGTCCGCGGCGGTTGCCTCGCCGTAGGGCGTATAGATTTGCAGCTGTGCCCACTTCTGGCCGGACAGGTTCTCGTGCGTCACGTTCGGCTGCCGCTTTTCGTAAATGTGCATCGTGGCCGAGGGCGCAAGCCCCTGTGCCCAGTCCACGTCAATCAGGCAGAGCGAGCCGTTCACCGCCTTCAGAATCGCGCCCTCCATGTGCGCCAGGCGTTCCAGAAAGGCGGCGGGCCGCTCCCCGTTCATCAGCATGTACTTGTACGTGGTGCCGCCGTTTACGCCGTAGAATTTCACGCCCATGCCGCACATCGCGGCGCAGTCGGCGGCCACGGCGGCCAGTGTGGTCTCCTCCCAGCTCTTATAGGCCGCGCTCTGCCGCTTGCCGCGCAGGCTGGTGGCAAACACGCGGTAGGTGTCGCGCTCCGGCAGAATCGCGCTCAGGTAGAGTGTCCCGCTGGCGTAGCCGTCCCGGCTCACCTGCACGGTGTCGTCCATCTGCGGGGCCCACCTGAACCACTTGTCCGCGTGATCCATCTCCACCGTCAGCAGGTCGCACTGCCCCGCGCAGGCGTCCTGGTGCACGCACGCGGTCACGTTCACCACGTCGGAAATGTCCCGTCCTCTCCAAACCAGCTTCACGCCCATGTCAAGCGCCTCCCCTTGTGCGGCTGAGTGTTCTCCCCACGCTCTCCCGCACTGTCAGAAACAGGGTGATGGGCATCCGCAACAGGTCTGTAATCGACGTGTGCGCCGCCATGGCGGTCTCTGTCACGAGATCGACAAACGCACAATGCCCGTTCGGGAGGACGCATTGAAAAAAGCCAGCGCGATTCTCTCCGCCATCACGCCGTCCTCAATGCCCAGGTTGCGCTGCAGGTCGGTCAGGTCGGTCTCGTTCACGCCCTCGGTCGCCTTCACCGCCGCCAGGCCAAAGAGCGCAATCGCCTGTTTGGCGCTGAGCGTGCCGTCCGCCTTGCCGTTCTTGTCGGCAATCTCGGCAAATTCCCAGCCGGTGATTTTCTTGAAATCATAGCTGAGTTCGGTCATCTCTTTTCCGCCCAGGTGGATCGGCGTGGCCAGAATCATTTTTCCCCGCGCCAGCGAGTCCACAATCTGCCGGATGTCTTCTGTGTCTTTTTTCAGGTCGGCCATTTCATTCTCCCCTCTGCCGTCGGTCGGCAGAGTAACTCACCGGGGTCATCAGGGCCGGTAACTCACCGGAGTCATCAGTCCCAGTAACTTCCCGGGGTCATCAGGGGGCGGGCAGCCCCCTGATTCAATTCGTATCGACCGGCTCTGCCGGTCGGGCGGGGGTTTTCGCTTCAGCGAAAACACACCACAGCATTTAACAGCCCAGACTGGCCAAAGCCAGTCTGGGCTATCTCTTTACCGGAGCAGTGCCTCCACGTCGTCGGAAATCTGGCGGCCGTTCTTGCGGATCGTGCCGCCCGCCGCGTCCACCAGCGCTACCTGCTGGCCGTCCACCAGCTCCTCGTAGCTCAGCACGGAGTAGGTCTCCGCGTAGCCCATCGGGTTGCCCGCCTCCACGGTGCCGGGCGCGGTCGATTTGTGCATGCACGTCATGCGGTATTTCATGCCGCCGTGCTTCACGTCCGCCTCCATGGTCGCCAGGTACTGCCGGGCAACGCGCACCTCAATGGTCAGCTTGCCGGGGTCGCGCAGGCGCTCGCCGTTCACGCCCATGTTGTGGTTCACGGTCAGCTCCATGGCGTTGACGCGGGTCGTGTTGGGAATCTCCAGGTTCATCGGTACGCCCGCCACGTTTTCATAGGTGTTGGTCGGGTGCTCCCAGGTGGGAATCTCCACCGAGGTCACGTCCTCCACCACAATGCCATTCACCACAACGCGGTGGTCTTCCACGTTGTTGTATACTCTCCTGGGCATCTTGTAGCCTCCTTACTCAACGTCGAAGTAGGTCTCAAAGCCGGTGTCCACCCAGTTCACAACGGCGGTGAGCGACTTGGCCAGCGGGGTTGTGGTCACGTCGAAGGTGAAGGTGTAGTCGCCGCTGCGCATATCGGATTTGGCGATATAGTCGCTGTTCATGTACGCCAGGCCGTAGGTCAGCGCGCCCATGTGCACCAGCGCGTCAAGCCGCTGCTGCTCCTCGGCAACCAGTGTGGCTACATCGTTCGGGGTCAGCGGCTTGTCCACGTCGCGGCAGCGGCGGTGCTGGAAGTCGTTGGACACGTAGAAGAGCATCATGCGGTTGGTCTCCGCCACATTGATCTCGTCCTTGTCGTCCTGGTTGTAGTCGGCGGCGCTCGCGCCCCAGATCACCCAGGAGCCGCCCAGGTAGGCCGCGGAGGTGATGCCGTGCTTGTTCAGGCGCTCGTTGATGATGTAGTCGTCGTACACCTTCTCGTCCTCGCCCTCGCCAAACCAGAGGTTGGCGATGTCCTCCGCGCCGGTGTTGCTGGCGGAGTGATACGGGATGCCGTCATACTTGTACAGGAGTTCCTGGA